TAATAAAGTTTGACAGATTATTAACAAAAGTAGTTTCAGAATTTTCGGTATAATCCTGTATAGCTGTTTTAAGAGTGGCAAATGTAAAGCTCATGTTGTTACCGTAACCTCTCCAACAGAGACAAAAGCTCTAATCTCAATACCTCTATTTGGAAAACCACCGGAGCCTACAGGAGCTATCATGGGTTCTTTTCTATCAGGACGAGCGTCTTTTAACGCTTGTGAGTCAACCACTGTGGGAAAGGGCTCAAGTTGAGGCTGTTTAGGCTCAAACTCATCTTTACCTACAAGAGATCCGTTCCATTCTTTGCGCATATCTTTATATTTATAACGAAACCCTGATCTATCTGATATGGCGTAAGCGTGTTTACCTTGTGCAAATCGAGGCATCAGGAACTCCTAAAATATTCATATTGAGGAACGACGTTAAAAGAAGCTCTGTCTCGGTCCTCAGTCATCGCTCTTTCAAACTCCTCTTCGTATACAGCCTTTAACATCTGTGTTCTGTTTGGCGCTCTTTTCATACTAATATAATAAGCCAATCCGGCAGCTAGACATGGAAAAAACCTGAAAGGCATATCCATTGTATTTATAAAAGTATCGGCATCATCCATACGTGTGAGAGCGTCAAATATAATAGTATCTGTGCTATTCTCTGGTGTTGGCCAAATCTTTAATACCGGCGTTATCTGTCTATCTAAGAAGAACTGATTAGGCCGTCCTGTAGTGCTTTTTGTGGGTATACCTAAATATGTAGACCGACTAATTCTTTCCATAGAAAAGTCTGTGCTACTGCGTCTAACAACAACAGAAAGTATGTCAATAACGTTTGTATTTAGATTATACGTAGAAGTACCAGAGGTAAGGGCTTGTGTCGTCTGACTTATTGTCCATTGATTAAGACCCCGATTAGCCCACTCAGCTAACATTAAATTAAGAGAACGCTTTGCAGATTTAAGATCGTAACCTGTTCTGACCTCTAAACCACAGCGCTCAAACGCCTCTTCAATGTACTCCGCAACGTCGAGTTCAAAGTTTGTGCTGTCTGATACGGCCATTTACTCATCCTTGTTTGCGTACATATTATCAAAAATTTGGTTAACGTCCAACACATAATCTAAATCGGACTTTGAGTAATGTATATGTTGTGATGGTTTAAAGTCCGGAGGACCCTCCCCCGTCTCAAACCATGCAGGATGCGTAACACGAACTCGGTTGTTTGGCAAGGCTACAATATTACCGGTATAGTCGCCTGCATCTAATAACGTTAAAACATGGCTTTGCTTATGCTGTGCAGGGTCATCCGCTATCTCACTTTCTGTGTAATCCACAGTAAAGTGGTATTTTGCAGGATAAAATTCACCACCAATCTTTGCCATCCACGGACAAGGCGTTGCTCTATCTAACGTATAAACAGCATGATGGTGTGAAGCACAATCCCAAGGCTGTGCTAAATATGTCTCCATAGGATCCGGCCAACCCTCAAAGTCAAAATCACCAACCAAAGCAGTAATCGGCATACGCGCCCACATTGCGCCACCATGCACATTGGGCTCATCGTCATCATTCTCGCACCCTGTAAATATTACTTGAAAGGACAAACACCTATTTGGCATTGTCGTGACGGCAATAGCCATCGCGTGCAAAAACTCACCATGATATTTCTCATGGTTGTGTGTATATTCTCGACGCACCCAACATTTAAAATGCGGGATGTTACTTTGTAAGTACGGCAAACTATCTGGGGCCTTTAGTTTTCTTTGAAACGTTAAAACCTTTGTTTTTTAAGAACTTAGTAGCTTTAGCTACTGTCATGCCTGCCATCATTCCGGCACCTGCCCCCATGGCTGCTCCCGCCATTGCAGATTTATCAGCGGTAACTTTTCCGCCCGGCTTAAATTTTTTCACTGCACCGCCTTTTTTCATCATTCGTTTAATGGCACCACCTTTACGCTTCATTGCATATGTTTTCTTTTTTCTCATAAGTTTCTCCTAAGTATACAAAGTTTTCTTACGCCTGTCAGACATAACTGCCCCACAGCCCCGTGCAATAAATCTTTTTCCTTTACTTGCACCTTTAACGACCCCACCAATTTCAAAACTCTGATCAATCTCTATCGTTGGATCTTCGTCTTGAGGATCGAAACCAAACATTCTATTATAAAGACCCGGAAACTCTTTAAACAAGTCTGCTTTTGCTTCGTCATTCCCCTCTTCGATTAAAGAGAGTAATTGTGCTTGTCTACTTTTTGACATATCGTCGTCCTCTCACAAAACCACCATTACCAAGATTAACAGTAGCAGGTTTTGTATTTTTTACTACTGTTTTTCCTTTTGAGCCTGCGCGTTTTTTCTTTTTAGCCGTAGCGGCACGCTGTGACTTAGTTAAAGACTGTGCTTTGCTACGGGGCAAACACCTGTCAGGATTTTTCTTATCTTTAGACGTACCGCATTTACCTTTAATCTTACCGTCCGTACCAATACGAACCCAATCTTGCTTAAGCCATTTTTTAAGTTCGCCCATTATGCTTTCTTCTTTTTCTTCTTACCTTTTGCGCCCTTGGCATAGTTTGGATCTTTACAATATTTACTTGCGGCTAAGTTTGCATATGCACTTGGATATGTATCAAAAGTACGTTTTGCCCATGCTTTACCTTCAGGACAAATCTTACCGCCTTTCTTCATTTTTACTATGCCACCCTTAGCCATACGTATCGGTGGACACGCTCCACTGCCTAAATTTACCTTACTTCTTGATTGCGGCCTGCTCATAACTTGCACTCCTTCTAATAAAGTCTTCCCACAAAGGTTTTAACATTTTGTTGTTTTGTTCTATTTTAACAGACATAACAGCCGTGCGCTTATCCACACTAATCAACGTCACCGTCATCCATGTTATAGCACCCAAAGAGAGCGTGGTAATACTACCTACTAATGCTTGCTTTATTAACATCGCCATCTTCTCCTAGCTTGTCTCAAACGACTATTTGGGTTTTTAGCCGCCTTTGGAAACTTCTTCATCTGTCCGGCGCTTCGTGCACAAAATGACTTACGCCTTGCTTTATCTTTAGCTGTTAGGTTCTTCTTTTTTGTAACAGCCGTTTTTAATTTACTTCCCGGATTGTCGCGTCTGTATTTTGCCACACCGGCTTTAGTCATCCCCGCTCCAGACTTAGTGGAGCGGAAATACTTTTTTGTCTTAGGCGGTTGCTTATCGCGCCTAGTTTTAGTCATAGTTCTTACGCATTTTCAGCGTAACGGTGTATGTGTCTGCACTAGAGTGACCAACAGTTGTAAAATCAATGTCACCTGTCGGAGAGCTTGCATTGTTTGGCAATCCGCCAAACTCACTGTAATCGTGATGCCCACTCTGGTTTTCACCTAACTCTATTATAAAAGCACTTGTAGACGCATCAAAAAACAACTGAACCTTCATGCCTATACACTGCCACCATATTTTATCTATGGTGACAGAGGTACAAGCCTGCCCGTGCCCATTCGAATTTAGTGCAGATACATCGACTTTTTTTACAGCGGATTCACCGGTACCATCTGAAATGTTGGTAAACTTCATTACAAGCGTTTTGTCATTATCGACAATCGTTTGCGAGGTTACTGCATCAGCCATGTTGCTCTCCTAAATTAAGCTTCGTAGCCCATTAACTCTATTAATAGCTTACCTGCGGTATAGTCTGCATCTGTGGTAGCACCTAGCGTTAAATATAAAAACTCATCCGCAGCAGGTACAGCAGTAAAAAATACTTTACTACCTAATGTTGCGTCACCTGAATTAACAAGTAAAGTTTCAGTCAAACCACTAATCGCTCCATCTTCAACACCGGTGCTTTCTGTGGCAGAGTGCACGTTGATATCGGGATCACCGCCGGCAGGGGCTTCAAAGCACTCCATAGAACCTGTTAAAATAGTTCCGTTTCTAGCGGCTGTAATTTGTCCAATGTGACATACGTTAGACGTACCGTTCACACCAATAATATCGCCACTGGCTGTTGAGCGTAGACCCGTAAGATCTATAAGAATACGAGTAGTAATGATACCACCAGATCTCATTACAGAACTTTTGTAAATAGTACCTGTGCCACCTGTAATGCCTGTACCGGCCTCTGTAGCCAAGGTATTCGCATCAAGGGATGCAAAACCCGCAGAACTTATACTTGCTTGTGTGGTAAATGCACCAGTGCTGGTGCTTTTGCTTACGGATGTAAATCCGCCCTCAGACCGTACTGGACCTGAAAAAGTTGAGTTGCCCATGTTTATCTCCTTGTCTTGGCAAATGTCAGTCACACCATGTGACTGTCAAGGTAGTTTAAGTATACACAAAAAAAAGAGGGCGACAAGAGCCGCCCTCAATTATTTAGGTTTTAAGGAAATATTATGCGCCCGGCGTACCGAACACGCAACGCCAATCTGAAACACCAAAACTATAACGTTCTCTAGCTTTAAATCTCATATTGCCGGTGTCAAAGTCACCTTCCATGGCTGTCTTAATCGGTGCACGATTAAAGTATTTGAAGCCATTCGGTGCATCTGTCTTGATAAAAAACGCATCCGTATCGGTCAAGAAATGGTTTACTACAGCGCCTTGCGGTAGCATACCCATGTTATTGATGGCATTTGCGTCATTATCAGATGTTCCCGGTCTTAGATTAGAGTTTAACACTCTTTCAGCAACAAACTGAAGCTCTTTCGGTATGATTAGCTTTGTACCTCTAACAGCAATCTTTAGACCTCTTTCGTCGGTTAGACCGGCGATGTCAATCAACATCTGCTCCAATGAAGTTTCATTAAGGTCAGCCGCCACAGAAAGAAGGTTTCTCTGGTTGCCGTTCAATGAAGGGTGAGAAGATGAACACAACGCAGCTCCGTCACCAATCGCATTGGAAGAACTAAACGCATTGTTCAGAATAGAAGCAGCTTTAATCTGCTTTGTCTGAGCCATGGATCTAGCCAGTGCTTTTGTGTATCGGGACGCTAATCTGTCGTAAAGATTATCTTCAATAGCTTCCTCTGTAATAGCGAAAGCTAGAGCGATTGTCTCGTGAGTATAGCGTGCTGTGAAAGTTTCTTGCGCAGAGTCAAAGGACACAGTGCCCCCTTCCTCTTTTGTTGGCGCAGTACTGAAACCTGCAAGCATTACTTCCTCTTCAAACGCTCTGTCCGAAGACTCTTCGTCAAAGATTTCTGCGTGCTCATTTTCGTATCTATCGTACTCAAGACCAAATAAGGCGTTAAGTCCGGGTT